AGGGTGTGGGGGCTCTGCTTCCGAGCAAGGAGTTCGCCGCTATCGCCACCTCGCTGATGGCCCTGGGTATGGTGGCTGGCTTCATCGGCCGTGCCATGGGTGGGGATGACGAGGACAAGAACGGCATCAACGACCTGGATCAGATCCCCACGGGCAAGCGTGCCACCTCGATCGTGCTGCTGCCGGGTACCCCGCTGGGTGCACCCATCCCTCTGGCCTACGGCTGGAACGTCTTCTATGCAATGGGCACCTTCATGTCGGACTCCATCTTTGGAGACACCCCGCTGAAGCAAACGGCCATGAGGGTGACGTCAGCCTTCATCAACTCCTTCTGGCCCACGGGTGCGAAGGACACGGGCAACCCTGTCTATGACACGCTGGGCAACCTGGTCCCCACGGCAATCTCCCCGGTCGTAGACCTGGCCATGAATGAGAACCGCCAGGGTAGCCCGATCTACAAGGACAACAAGTTCGGTGGAGCAGAGGAGTCCCCGGCCTACCGCAACTTCGACTCGGCTTCCCCGATCTCGACGTTCGTCTTCCAAGGGCTGAATAACCTGACCGGTGGAAACCGCTACGAGCCCGGCATGGTGAGCATCAACCCGGCATGGGTCGACCACCTGGCCAGCTCCTACCTGCCTGGACCGATCACAGATGTGGGGCGTGCAGCCAACCTGGGTATCCGCGCTGCTATCGGCCGTGACGTAGACAACGTACCTCTACCCCTGGTCGATCGCTTCGGAACCAAGGTGAGCCCACAGTGGGACGCTGGCGCCTTCCGTCGTGCCCAGACCTACGTGGACACGAAGTACAAGGCGGCGATCACTTCCTTTGGCGAGGACCGGGAGAAGTTCCTGAAGAAGGACCCGAACCTGGGATACGCCAAGAACAGCCTGGACCGGATTGATCAGACCCTGCGCACTCTCAGAACCAACCTTCGGGCCGTTGAGCAGAACCCCAACGTACCCTTCTCAGAGAAGGTGGCAACGAGGAACAAGGTCGTCCAGCTCGAGCGTGCCTACTACCGTCAGGCAGTGGAGCTCGCAACCAAGGCTGGGTTCAAAGACCAGGTTCTTGCGGATAACTGAACTCGCCCAGCATCACCTTGACCTGGGCTAGGGCACGGAGGATCGGCCCTCGATTGAGCATCAACATCGAGGCCGCTTCCACCGGGTCTTCCTCCTCGAGGATCTGATCAACTCGCCCCTCTTTCAGGGAGCGCCTGATGTCCTCAAAGAAGCGGATCGGGTTTCCAATCTGATCCCGCTCGAGCTTGCTGTAGTAGGCAACCAGACCGCACAGCGAAACATATTCCTGTTGTAGCTGCTCGAGGGTGAGCTGCTTAACTGTGATCTTGGCCAACGCCTCTGCGTCAGCGCCGGCCTCCTTGGCCCGGCCGTATACCCGCTCCATCTCTTCCATCGTTTCTCCTTATTGAAATGTCTTCCACAACCCAATGTTGGCCAGGCAGTAGCCAAACCACACCACTCCCCCCCACAGGTTGCCCTTTATCGCCAGATCGAGTCCAATCAAAAAATATATTGCTGTAACAACAAGTATCAGCGGACCACTCATTTTTGAAACCCCTATTAGCGCACACCCTATACAGCGTTTACAGTTGTTGATAGTCTCCACCTAGCCAAACAGCAGGGTGAATAATGAGACTCGAAACCCGACGCCTCCGTGCGGACAGCAAGCGCAGAAGAATCAGGTTGGCCCTCGTAGTTCTTGGCTGGACCCCCAGGGGGAAACCAGTCGCATCCATCCCGGTGCACTCACACAAAGCGCTTGAAGAGCGCATCCGGATATGGCGCTACAAGGGCTACAAAATCAGCACGGTCATCGAGTGGGACTTCTACTGACCGAACCACGTTTGTGCCACATTTGTGCCACACATAGACCAACATAGAACCACACAGCTTGCGCGGCCCCGGCTTTAACATGTTGATTTGCCGAGTGCTGTGTTGCCCTACGGAGCAGTAAAAATGACGGCCCAGCGTTTTGTAATCAGAAGGTCGCGGGTTCGATCCCTGCAGCCGGCACCATAAAATCAACCAGTTGCGCCAACTAACCGACCTTCCTCAAACCGCCCTGTGCCGGATTCGTGCCAAAGCTCTCCGACACAACTTCTGCTGCCTTGGACAGGTGGTCCACTGAGAGGTTGGCATAGCGCTTCACCATCCTCGCATCCTTCCACCCGCCGAGCCGCTGGATCTCCTGCTCTGAGACCCCGCTTTCCCCCAGGATGGTAGCCCAGGTGTGCCGCAGATCGTGCCACCGGAAGCCGTCCAGACCTGCCGCCTTCGTGGCCTTATCCCAGACCTTGGAGGAGACCTCTGAAGCAACCGTCCCGTCGGCCCGGGGGAACACCCACTCATCTGACTTACCCCACTGGCTCCGAAGAATCTCAACGGCCATGCTGTTGAGGGGCAGGCGCAGGGCCTTGCCGTTCTTCATCACCTGATGGGGTAGCCGAATCATCCGGGCCCCCAGATCCACGTACTCCCAGCGCAGCTTGAGGACGTTACCCCGCCTCAGTCCCGTGGCCACAGCAAACTTCGCCATGATGCCGTAGGGTTCGGGCAGCACCTCCGCCAACCGCAACACCTGAGCGGGCTCGAGTGCCATGTCCCGTTCGATCTCCCCTGGCAACATCCGGTACAGGGGAGGCTCCCCTTCCAGCCAGCGGTACTCACGGTACACCGCATTCACCACCGCACGCAGGTAGGCAATCTTGCGATTGACATCTGCCACGCTACGCTTACCACCACCACGGAGTTTAGGCCTGGCGAATTCCTGGTCACGGATCACCTTGATGACATCGGGGTGCAGCTCATCGATGTACGTCAGGTTCCGCAACTTGAAAGCCTCAGTCCACCACTCGGACTGCCACCTGTAGGTTTCAATCGTCCTGAGGGCTTCGTGTTCCTTCAAGTACCGCTCGGTCGCTTCGGCCCACGACCTCCTTACCCTTACTCCAAGTTTTTGTTTCTGCCATACCTGGGAGTGCTTCTCTGCCAGGACTTGCCGGGCTTTGGCTTCGTTGTCGGTGTCGCATGAACCACGAACCCGCTGCCCCCCGATAGAGAAGTCGTACCACCAGGTGCTACCCCTGCGAAAGATTCTCATAACGCTCCTTTCGCCGGAGCCGCGCAAAACAACAATAAACAATGTTGTTGTTCATGTCAACTGCTTATGCTCCGTCGCGCAACATGGCCCAGGTGCGGATCACGCCAGCCGCCATCCGCAGCTCGGTCGCCTTCAAAGCAACGAGGGCTGCATCGGGGTTGGGTCCTGAGGTGATGGTCTGCAACTCTCTTGCGAGGGCACCGCAGGCGACGACGGATCCAGCAAGGTCAAGTGCGGGTTGTTCGTTAGTTCCGGTAGAAACCATTGGGGTCTTCCTTTCTGAATGACATGCTCGGCAAACTTGGCGTATGTACGCGCCACGTCATCACCGAGTTGCGCACGCCAAGCCTTGTAGATCTCTTTGCGAGCCTTCAATGGTAAGCGCAGTACCTGCTCGACATGACACTGTAGTTTGGCTCGGTGATATGCGGCCTGCTCGAACCACGCTACTTCTCTGTCGATGAACGCTTGGTCATATTTGAAATACATCCCCCGCACCTCCAGCGCTTCACGGTACTTCCTCGAGAGACTTTCCACTGACCAGTGTCGGCCGACCTGTAACTCTGACAATGCGAGCAAAATCGTTGGTTGAAATTGGTTTCGAGTACTTTGACTGTGCTTCTGTAACTGTTAGTCATCCTGCGTTTCTTGGTCGATGGTGACGTACGCAGAGAGCTGCTGTTTGGTGAGCATCAGTTCAGAGCGCAACTTCATAATCTCTTTGTCCCGCGACTCGAGCTTGTCGATCAGACTCGACGCGGTTCGAATCAGAAGATGCACCTCATGCTCCAGTGCGTTTTGTTCTTGCAAGACCGCTACTGCCCGGTCCATCTGTGCTGTCAGCCTCTGCATCTGTTCCATCGCTTACCCCTTTCTTGTGTCTAATAGAATGTCCTGGGCTACCGTCAACATGCCAACGGCACCAAGGAAGTCACGCGCTGCTACATACAACTCCACATCTCCATCTGAGTTACAGGTAGAGATCACCACCTCATCGAACTCCCCCTCGTCGTAGCGCTTCTGGAAGTGTTCGATCGTCTCTTTGAGCTGCCGCATGTGCTTGTCATCGGAGCTCTCAAACTTCACCACCTTGGTCATCAGAAGTCCTCCCTTGGAATGTCGACGTACAGGCTCAAGTCTTCACGCTCATCCATGGAGAACTCGAACTCCTCCACCATGGATCTCACCTCTTCGCGCTTCGCCTTCTTGGGCGTGCTCGCTTTGGGTTTGGGCGTGCTCACTTTGGGCGCCTTCTTTTCCTTCGGTGTCCACACCCTCAGGGGCTTGCGAACATCGACGGTCTCAAGCGTTGCGAATCTGTGATGACAAGAAGGGCACTGACGTCGTCGTCGGACTTCCTGTGGCGCCACTCGCCGTGTGTCCTTGACCTCACACTCGGTACCACACAGCGGGCAATTCATTCATCAGCCCCCTTCTCATCTTCCTGTTCAGGGGTGACGATGTCGTAGATCAAAAGCGCGAAGCCCGCCGCCGCTGAGGTCTCGATCCCCGTGGGGTCAACGGTCTCAAAGACCACCAGCAGTGGGTTCTGGTCGTCGCCTGTGTCTTCTACTGTGATCTGAATCTTTGCCATGCCCGCCCCCTATTGGACTGTGAGTTCTTCTGAAGGCAGGTTCGTGTAGACGTGGTACGCAGTGGAGGCCACGTACTGCATAGCCTCTCTTGCCTGCGCCTCGTCAAGCCCAGCCGTTTTCATCAGGACTGCCGCCATCGATCCGACCGCAAAGAGCCAGTCCCTGAGCGGGGCTGTATGTTCCCCGCCCATGGCTTGCACAAATTGCTCTACGATCTGTGCGACCTGTGGTGGTAGCTCGTTAGGTCTGTCCATCTGGCACCCCCTTGTAGCGAGTGCGCACGTAGGTATCGATGTCTTCCCGTTTGAACCTGTACGAGCGGCCGATCTTTGCGGCGGGCAGGTCTCCTTCTTTTGCGAGCCGGCGCACCGTGTACGTGGATAGCCCCACGTACTCAGCCGTCTGCTCTACATTCATCCATGGGCTTTCTGTCATTTCCATTCCTTACATTGTTGTTCTATGAACTTCCGTCTCAACTCCACCTTCACAGACTCTTGAGCCTCCATGCTTCGCGTTGACGACTGAAGCCAGGCCGGGATCGCGTCGTACCTCAGGATGTACGAGTCCTCCCCGGTGGCCTCAATCACTGTCGCCAAACTCCCAGTCGGCAGTAGATACCGCCTGCCCACCAGACTGTTTCCACTGATCGCAGAACCCGGAAACGGCGCAGTACTCCGCGCATCGGCGGTAGACACCAGGCCTTTCCTCAAGAACAGTTCCGTCAGCGATTTCCCCTGCATCTTCTTTCCTTTCGTAGAGTTTGATTGCCCGCTTGCCGCCGACTTTCTTGAGGGCCCACTTGGTGCCTGAGTGCCAGCGTTCCTCATCGGTGCAACTGACAGGCTCGCCAGCTTCAGCGGCCTGATGTAGGGCGACTCGGTCTTGGATGTACTGGTAGGTCTCCGCCAGATCCCACACCGGGACCTCGACCACGGCAACAGGCACCTTCGGATAGTCCGGCTCGACCTTGGCCTTGGCGCTCTTCCAGTCCTTGAGGATCGCGACGATCCGAAGCCTGTCCACTTGGTAGCCGTTTTGCACGGCCAGCCAGCGCAGACAATTCAGCTGACGTTCCCATTCCACCTTTCCTTTGATTGCCCAAACGCTGGTCACCTTGTAGTCATCGAGGGTGGTGCCATTGAGATCCAGGCGATCGAACTGCCCGGACAACTGCCAGCCATTCACCTCAGCGTAGAGACGCTCTTCAACCTTGACGTGATCCTCTTCCCCCGCTCGCTCGAGGATGGTGTGCACGGCCTGCCCCAACAGCGACCAGATCCGTTCAGACACATCCTCAACCACAGCGTCCGAGTACTGCTTGGTCAGCAATCTCACCTGAGGTGAGTCGATCAACTTGGTTACCGAGATATCACCGCCGCTTTTGTACGGATCATTCGTTACTGCCCGCACAAGCGCAGATGGTAAGTCATAGACGTTGGTGATATTCACTCGACGTTGCTTTCCATGTGAAGTGTTTCGTCTGCCTCAAACTCGACATCACCTGACGTTTCTTCGTCGGTGTATTCCCAGTCCCGCCAGGGGTCAGGGATGTTTGCGTCGACCTGTGCCTGCACGAACCCGGCACCCAGGAGGAAGTTGCGGAGCTGCTCGACAATCTCAGGCATCGAGTGCGCACGGAAGCGTGTCGTTGCTTGAAACACCGGCCTATCGGCCGGGCCATCTTTGACGCGCAGGTAGTACTCCATTACCAGTCCACCGCTTTGGATTGAGCGGGCTTCGCATCGAAGGGGACGTCGTCATCCATGTCATCGAAGGAGCCGCCGGCCTTGGGCGCAGGACGTGGGGCAGAGCGCTGGCCACCCTGGTACGGGGGGTTGAGCAGACCGCTCAGATACTCGATGCCGTTCTTGGAGGTCTTCAACCACAGGCCACCTTCCCACTTAGTGCCGTCAGCCATCTCGATGGCCACGTTGTAAAGGGGCTGGTTGTCCTTAGTGCGCTTCGTGTTCTTAAACACGGAGATGTTGTTGTACTGTTTGTTCATGCTGCTTCCTTCTCTTGTTGAGCCTTGATCTTCTTCTGCAGGTTCTCGATGATCTCGGCGGTTTTAATCATGGGGATTTGCTCGAGCGATTCGGCCGCGTAGATCTGAGAGATCTTGGCCTCATCAAACCCAGCCTTAGCGCACAGCTCACGAATGGACTTGAGCTCGGCCTCGCCCATCAGCTTGACTGTGGGCTTAGGTGCCAGGGTGTGGGTGGTCTGGTCCGCATCCTCAGCGATGGGGATAGCGAACGTCTGGAAAGCCATGTACTTGTAGGCGGCAGACAGGGCCTTGTTCGTAGCCTTGTCGCCTGAGTCCATGGCCTCACCAACGGTGGTGCAGGTAACCGACGAGCCGTCGATCGTGGAGTGGATCAGGTAGTCCACGGTGACGGTGACGTAGAAGAGGGGGTTGCCTCGAGCGTTGACCCGCTCCTGAACTTCCCGGCTTACCACCCGTGGGACGATGACCAGGCTGGCGTCAACCAGGTGCTGTGACATGCGGTTGAGCACGTCATCAATCCCTCGAAACGAGAAGCCCTGCTGATCGTTCTTGCGGTTCTTGCCGATGCCCTTCTCTGCGAAGGCGGCGATAACCTCTTGAATGCCCTTGAGTACCTGTGGCACTGCGGGCGTTTGTTTATCCATATACCCTCCTGTGAGTGTTTATATACTACACAGCAGAGTTTATATGAAGTAACAGCAGTGTCAATAGCAGTGTGTTAAAAAATCGACAGTGTTGCGTTTATACAACACTGCCGTTCTTGGTTGGATAACTAGGTCTTGCGGAACTCGGCAACCACTCGAGCCAGGATCTTGAGCAGACCGAACGCGTCCTTGTTCAGCTTGAGTTTCTTAGGGCCGTGGATGGTCACGCCATCAGCGTCGATGGTGATGCGCCTAAGGATGATGTCGTTGCCTTGCGCAAGCAGATACAACCCGTCAGCCGCAACGCCCTGGTGACTGTCGTCTACTAAGAGAATCGTGCCGGCCGGGTAGTCCTTGTTCGAGTTGTCTTCTAGTCGCATTGCTTTAAGAGAGCGCACCCCCAGCGAAGAGACGAACTCACCTGAGAAGGCGAACCAGTCCACGCATAGGTTAGTGGGTACGCCATTGAGCGAGCCGGTCTCAGCCCGTTGGTAGCCTTCTAGTTCAGCTGGCATGGGCTTACCCACTAGCTTGCCGAAGCGGGGCGAGATCTCTTCGACGTTGAGCCTAAGCAGCTTGGCGAACTTGGCCACCGTCTTGACGTTTAGTGGCACCCGGGCGTTGAGGTACTGCGACACCGCAGCCTGGGAAGAGAAGCCCATCTCATCTGCAGCCTTGACTTGGGACAGATGGAACTGATCCTTGCGCTCGTTCCAGAGTTTGCGCAGCCGCTTTGCGTCCTCGAGCTCCTCTGGAGTCAGGGGTCTACGCGACATGTATGTGGTCCTATGTGGTTTGGTATTGCTGTTTGTAGTTTACATACAACATACGCAGAGTCAATCACTTTCACTGTAGTTGACACAAATATCAACATCGCTTATATTTTTCACATGCGGTGGTGATCGTTGGGTACCTAACAAGGGAGACGGCGGGGTCACTACCAAAGAGTCCCTACCGAAGGAAAGTGCAGGAAGCAGGGACAGGGGTGGCGAAGACAGAGCCCCTTGCACGTACGTCTGTCGGGTGTTCTGGCTCCGAAGGGCAAGACTGAAGGCGTACCTGGATAGGCTAGGTGCGTCTTCACCAAAGGGCAAGGGGTTTATTAACACGTATATAAAGGGAACACGATTCCCAAGCCCGAAAGGGCAAAGAAAAAAAACAAAGGGTAAGTAGATGAAAGACTGGTACGCATTAGGGATTGACACGAAGGGGCACACCTCCGGCGAGATCAAGACTGTTTGTCCGAGTTGTTCGCACACCAGAAAGAAACGCTCTTACCCATGTCTTAACGTCAATCTCGATAAAGGCGTTTACAACTGCTGGCATTGCGGGTGGTCGGGCGGTATCGGGAAAGACTTCACTCCACGGGTACCGATGCAGAAGACATACCGAAAACCAGAGTTCAAACCACAACCACTCCCCACTGGCGCCTTAGGCTTTCTCACTAAGCGTGGCCTCACCCCCGAGGTCATTGGGCGCAACCAGATCTCAGCTGTCACGGTGTACATGCCCCAGATCGAGGGCGAGGTCGAGGCGATCGCCTTCCCGTTTGTTAAGAACGGCGAGGTGGTGAACGTCAAGTACCGAGACAAGGAGAAGAACTTCCGCCAAGAGAGTGGGGCGGAGAAGACGTTCTTCAAGTACGACGACATTGATCCTAAGTGCACGATCATTACTGAGGGCGAGATGGATGCGCTCTCACTAGAGGTCGTGGGTTTCCGCAACGCAATCTCAGTTCCAGATGGAGCGCCGACACCCGATGCGAAGAACCTCGAAAACAAATTCACCTTCCTCGATGAACCCATTATCGACTCCATCGAGAAGATCGTTATCGCAGTTGATAATGATCCCCCCGGCAAAAGGCTGGAAGAGGAGCTCGCTCGCAGACTTGGACGGGATAGATGTTGGCGAGTGCTGTGGCCCTCTGATTGCAAAGATGCAAACGAAGTCCTCTTAAAGCACGGCACTGAAGTTCTGCGCCACTGCATTGAGTCGGCCACCCCATTCCCTGTCGAAGGGATCTTCAACCTAGAAGACTTTACCCAAGAAATCGACCACATCTACGAGCACGGATTGCCTAGTGGAATCAGCACGGGCTGGTCCAACATGGACGATCTGTACCGACCCGTCGAAGGTCAGTGGACTCTGGTCACGGGTATCCCGGGGATGGGCAAGTCTGAGTGGCTAGATGCACTAGCAGTAAATCTTGCCCAGCAACACTTCTGGTGCTTCGGCGTCTGCTCTCCTGAGAACCAGCCGGTGACGTTCCATGCAACCAAGCTCATGGAGAAGTTCATCGGCAAGCGTCTCAGCAAAATGAGCAAGCAAGAATTTGCTGACGCCAAAGAGTGGCTGAATGTTTTCTTTAAGTTCATCCTGCCAGAAGACCGAACGCTGGACGCTGTATTAGCAAAGGCTAAAACGTTAGTCAAGCGTTACGGCATGAAGGGTCTGATTATAGACCCGTACAACGAGCTGGCACACAGCGGCCGTAGAGATAATGTTACTGAGACTGAATACGTTTCTGAGTTTCTAGCTGATATCCGTTCATTCGCACGGGACAACGGGGTCCACGTCTGGCTAGTCGCCCACCCAAAGATGATGAGGAAGGAAGGGTCGGACGGATCGTACCCAGTGCCAACCGGGTATGACGTGGCTGGCTCGGCGCACTTCTTCAACAAGGCCGACAACATCATTGCTGTGCACCGCAACAAGGCAGACCCCTTTGCCAAGTCTGAGGTGCACGTTCAGAAGATCAGGTCCAGGTGGCTCGGCCAGCTTGGCTCCACCGCCCTCGAGTGGGACGCCAGCTGCGGCCGGTTCAATGTCCCGACAGGTTTCTCTAATGGATTCCTGAGATGACATTCAGATCCAGGAAGCTGCTCGACCTGGCCAGGGATCAGCCCTGTGTCTGGTGCGGCTCAGATGACGGGACCGTGGTGGCAGCTCACTCCAATCTCATCGAGCACGGCAAGGGCAAGAGCATCAAGGCGCATGACGGCATGCACGCATGGTTGTGCATGAGATGTCACAGCCGCTACGACCAGGGCTCTGACATGAGCAAAGAAGAACGGCGGGACTTCATCCTCACCGCCATCTGCAGGACGTACATGAGGATGTGGGAACTAGAACTAATCAACGTAAAGGGTAAGTAATGATCACAGTACAGATACCAAGACCAACACCAGCTGGCGACCCGGATCACATGCAGACCTTTGGTCCCATCGGCGGGATCGGAGATGTGAATAGCGACGAGCGTGGATCCGGCGCCAGGTACAACACCGACAAACCTGATCTCAGTTTGATCCCGCTGTCCACCCTTGAGGATGAGGCCAGGGTGTGGATGTACGGCGCCAAGAAGTACGCGGCGTTCAACTGGATGAAGGGGATGCCATGGTCGGTGCCACTAGCCTGCGCCCTGCGTCACCTGGCTGCATTCCAGAAAGGTGAGGACATCGACCCTGAGTCCGGCCAGACCCACCTAGCTCACGCCATGTGCAATCTGAGAATGCTCACCCTGTACGCGCAGACCTATCCCGAGGGAGACGATCGCCCCAAGAAGTGGATGTCAGGAGGGCGCTAACTGTTGATGTTGAGACCGCTATCTCAATAGTAAGAGGTGCATGAAACTTTAATGAGAATAGATCTCAAGGAGGGAAGTGATGGACACAATACATAGCTGCAGTTGGTACTGCGACAGACCTGAGTGCGCCAAGCGGCAGAGAGATGAGTTCCGTGAGACCTGGGTTCAGATGAACGAGAAGCACATGGCAGAGATCGCCACCCTGGAATCTGAGATCAAGATGGTTCGGGCACGCAACGAGCGGCTCGAGCGTGAGGTCAAGGAGATGGAGTCGCTGGCATACGGGAACATGGGGGGCAAGGGATGCATGAAATAGAGGCGCTGTTGAATGACTACCGAGACCGGGTACCTGAGTACTCCCAGGCCAAGGCCAACCGGACTTACCTTGAAGAGTTCAAGAAGTCCAAGCTGGCCATCCTGATGAAGGCGGCTGAGGTGAAGGGGTACAAGACGTCGGCCGCGCAAGAGCGTGAGGCTTTAGCTGACCCTGAGTATCAGCAGTTGTTACTCGGATTGCAGGCTGCGATTGAGGCGGAAGAGCGGGTGAGATACGACATGCGCAGGATTGAAATGCAGATCGAGATCTGGCGCACAGTCCGAGCTGACGAGCGCATGGAAAGGAAAGCCTATGCGGCCTGATCCACGCCTGGTCTTGAACCCTGACCGGGTGCGCCGATGCCCTGACTGTTTCGATAGCGACGAGCAGTACCGAGAGTGGCAGAGACTGAGACGACTTTCATACCAATGGAACGGACACCCGGGTGTGTGCATTGACTGCACACCTGAGTTCAAGGAACAGATGATGTGTGCGGGTAGGTGCGAGCACCCCGAGACTGTGTTCGTTACCAACATCGACAAGTACGGTGAGGCTGAGACAGTTGGTATCAACGAACTCTCCCCCTGGTACCGACGTGTGATGAAAGGTCAGATGGTGTTCGTCCGAAAGGGGGATGACAATGAAGAAGATTAACAGCCGGGCCAAGGGAAAGTCAGCTGAGAGAGAGCTCATCAATCTCCTCAAGGAGATGCTGCCAGAGGAACTCTCGTCTGAGCTGACACGTAACCTGGACCAGACCAGAGAGGGTGGCTACGACATCCTCGGACTGAGAGGGTGGGCCATCGAGGTGAAGCGGTACGCCAAGGTCGACCCAGCTGACAAGGTGAGATTCTGGGAGCAGGCCACAGAACAAGCACGGAAAGATGGCTCTCGCCCGGTCGTTGTGTATCGAGAAGACCGACGCGATTGGCGTGTGATTCTGAGAGCGGAGGATGTAGCACCAGACTACATGACTGGAGCAGACATCGACTATACGTTTGAGATGGGCTTGCCTATGTTTACTCTTGTGGTTCGGAGGGGATATGTTTAGATCACCTGAGCAGGCGCTGGCATTCTCCTTCCGAATCCGGGAGTCGAACGTCATCTCATTACCAAGCACCGTGTACATCGCCCAGAAGACGGAGGCACAGAGCACCTCATCTGACAGGCTGACCCGGTATGACTTGCATGCGCAAGCGGGGATGGTGTTCTCGTTCCTGTCCCGTAGACCTGAGCTCGAGCAAGCCTACGCTTTCTACCTGTACGGCACACCGAGAGAGCGCAAGCTGGCAGCGAACTTTGTTGCACGGAAGTATAGGGATCGGTTCGGGCGCTACGGTCTTGACAAGTACCGTCTGAGACTGGCCATCCTGGCCAGGTCTGTACGAACTGTGGCTGAGGCCACAGGTTTATCTGAGTGGAAGTCGTGGAAGTTGAGACGAGATATTGCGGGGGTTCTTGAACCCGTGCGCAATAGTTTGATGGACGCACTGTGGGAGTGGATGCAAGATCCAAACACAGTGGTAGAGGGGAAGGAGAGCGAGGGTAAACTGGCTGCTCCATCTCAATGATGGAACTTACCCTTCACTCTCCTGAGTGTTTGCCCCGGCAAGTCCGGGGCTTTTTTTTTTACAAGCGAGACTTCGGCTGAGATTGGCAAGGCCATACCTTTCGAAGAGCCTTAACAACCAAGATGTCTGCTGATTGGTGGCGGTTCTCAGGTGAGGCTCGTAAGTCTGCCACCACAATGTCAACCATCTGCCCGACCGTAACCTGACCAGGAGCGCAGACGAACAGACCATCTGCGACATCGGCCGAGCCCATGAGGTAGCCCAACCCAGCCAGCTTCTCACTTCCATTTGAGCTGGTGAGATGGGAGTACAGCGTGTTGCCATTCCAGAACCCAGCCTTGGCTGAGATTGTGATGCATGCAGCAACTGCAGCGATGAGTATCTTCATCGTGTTCTCCTTAGAGGTTGAGTAGCAGTAGACCAAAGGCCAGGGCAAGACCGAGCACGCCCCATACAAAGATGAGTTGCCATGCGCTACGCATACGCCCTCCCATCCGGGAAAGGGATGCGTGTCATCTCACCCACCTTGAACTTGGGCTTGTCACTTGGAAGTGCCTCGACGTCGTCCAGTTCTGTGTCGTTGATGTCTGAGTCTCTGACGTGGAAGCTCCCGTCATTGACCATATCCCAAGCCTCCTCCTCGCTGTCTGCCTCGACAGAGAAGTACTCAGTTACATACTGACGAAAGTGATAACGCGGCATGTGTCAATCTCCTATGTTGAATGTGCATCGGCCAGCCACCCACTTGATTTTGTAGATGATCGAGCGTGGGCCGCCGCCACGGAAAGATGGACGATAGGTTCGACCCGTCGATTCAAGATCTAGTCGTCTGAGGTACCGTCCATTGCGAGGTGTGTGTTTGTACTGTGGATGTTTCATGGGGTTGATGCTCCCCCTTTCGGGGGAGCCCCTCCGTCTAGTTCACTGCAGCTGACTGAGCAGCCTCACGCTTGCGTGCCCAGACTTCCTTCATCGTCTTGCTTTGATGACGACGAGAGGCTGGCGTCCAGGTCCAGTTGTTCTTCTGCTTTGCTTTCGCAGGAGCAGGAGTGCTGATACTCCGGGTCACGCCGAGCTGCACCTCGAGCTCACGACGTGTGATGAGTAGGGCCAGCTCCTCGTCAACGCTGATCTTGTCAGCCTCAGCGAGTTTGGTCAGGCGGGTGAACAGGTCTTTCGTGTTAAGCATGGTAAAGCTCCTTGATTTTGTTAACGATGGGTTGAAGACGCCGAGTCTGTAGCAGGTACAGGACGCGGGCTGCTGCACTTGGATAACCTGTGGTGTTATCCAACACGGATGCAATCCGACGAACATGGTCATTCTCTTGTTCGGTCAGAGTGCAAACAGGGTGTCGGTGACCGCTGCGATCGACGACGTTAAGTATTACGTTGGTGCCTGAACTGACCGCATTGATGTGCGCCATGATCAGCGATGGGGTGAGTCCACCAAAGACGCGTGCTTCGTGGTGCCAGTCGTTCATTACATCTGAGAGTTGATTCTTAAAAAGCGTAGCCATGTAGATCTCCTTGATCGTTGTTTACTTCATGGTTGATACCAGCCAGGGCCATGCATTCTTCTTTGGCGCTGTCCCACATGTCTTCAATCCAGTCAGCTGCCTCATCCGGATCGGCGTGCACCATGACACTGACGTCTTCGTCCGTGACCTGACCCTTGTAGAACTCATAGATCAGGTGCATTGCTTTCATCGGATTGGTAATGACCCAGTCAACCAACCCGCCGACCGGATTTCTTTGCATTGCGTTGTACGAGCTGCGCAGGATTCTTCCGAGCGCCTCGGATGACAGCTGGCCCAGCATCTTTTTTCTTTGCTCTTCGGCCTGCATCCCCGGAGACTTTTTTACTGCGGCCATGCCAGCCCCCTTCTGGTAATAGGGCAGGGAGCTCTGACGCTGACCGTAGTACCAACCATCCGCATCCCAGTTGTACCCGACACGGGTCACGGGCTGGGTGTAGTAGCCCCACTTGGATGGAGACCAGGCGTAGGTGTTGGATAGCCAAGCATCCAGGTGCTCGACGCCGGATTGCTTGTTGACGATGGCAACCCGACCCTGCGCATCCATGAAACCGAACTTGTTGGACGATCCGATGTGGTCGCCAATGACCTTGAGGAAGGCAGGTTCGTGGATCAGCTCAGGGTTTTTACTGAGCAGCGGGCGCAGGAAGTCCTGGATGTAGTGCCAGGTGTCCGACTTGGTTGTGTCTGCAGAGTTGCCCGTGGACAGGATGCCGTTGTGCGCCATCCAGATATCTTCTGTCACCTGATACGGGTGGCAGTTGGTCATATCGATATCGCCGTGCGTCTGCATGCGGAAGTGGATGATCGCCTCACGGCCGAGGATCTTCTCCTCGTAGAGCTGCTGGATGTCAGCCAGGGTGCCGAGCGTCTTGACGACCTCGATCTCGTTGCCCTTGTTGATGATGGCGCCAAAGCCGTCGGAGTTCTTGGAATAGAAGTCAGCCAGGTGTTCGACTGAGAACTGAGTTTCTGGTCGGTGATGAATCAAAATGCACATGGTATTTCCTTTCGTTAAGCGACTTGCGCTTCGTTATCAGTACTGCTGTTGATGGAGAGGTAAGGACGTAGGTAGTGGGTGTCTACCTGGTTCTCCGGTCGCATGAGAAAGCGACGGAACCCGATTGAGTTGAAGTCCAGGATGGACGTCTGACCTGGCATGCAGAAGTCAAGCAAGGCGTTGACGAACTCGAGCGCAGCCATGACCGACTCGTACCTGAGTGAGCCACGGAAGATACGGAACTCGATCGTGTCCCGATTGCTGACGTTGAGCGCCTCGTATCGCTCGTTGTTGTGCTTGCCCTCGGGGGAGAGCTTGCCCATGCGGTGGTCGATCCGTGCGTAGTTGGTACCGTACCGACGAGACACCTTGCGAACGATGCCCTCGTTGCGCACGTCGTTGAGGAACGCCTGGATCCTGTAGATCTGAGCCTGGGTCACGTACTGCCTGCCCACGTGGATGTGCAGACCGCAAGCCCCACCCTCATGCGAACGCATGCCCTGCTTGATCTCACGATCGTTGAGGAACAGAGCCATCTTGTCACGGTGGATGTCCAGGCCAGCCGGCTGAGTGACGATCTCGAAGCCATCGCCAATCGAACCATCCCGCTCGAAGAAGCAGTACTCGCCAACCTCCCCGCCAGGATTGAGCACGTCGTGCACCCGGCCAGCCTCTCGATTGCCACGGCTACCCGGTGTCTGGATCTCGAGCTCCATGCCAAAGGCACGGCGGTGCTGCCTGAACCAGGCGCTGTCGATGATGTTGAAACCACGGGCACGGGAGCTGTGATACCCGTCAATCAGGTTGGCGTAAGGCGACCAGCTGGCATCCACCCAGCGTTGATGGCGTGTGTTGTAGGAGATACCTGTCTGTCGGTTGTCTGCCTCGTACGTGCCATGAGAAGCATGCACGACGACCAGGTGAGCACGCTCAATCCAGGTGCCGCTGTTATCTGAGTATGCGTACCTGTCAGCGACCTGATCCACGCAGTGCTGACACCAATTAACCGTGCGAATCCGACCCTCTTCAAAGAGGGAGATCTGACGCAGGCCAGCCCGATCGGTGAGGTGGTTGCATTCAGTCTTGCGCAAACCAGCCTTGCTTGCGAACTCAAAGAAAAAGTCCTGGTCGTCAGCGAAATCTTCTTGCATTGCAATAAACGTATCGAGGACTGTCCTACCAAACGTCGCCCGGTTGATGTAATTCCAGATGAGGCGGCAACGCATAACTGTGATGCGACTTGTTGCGATGTATTGATCTAGGTTGCGGTTGAACAGATCGTTCAGCCGGTCCAGGTCAGGGCTGCGGTACTCGGCGGTGGAACCAGTCGAGAGAGACAGAAAGGTGAGCAGCTTGGCCCACTTGTTGGTGCTGATGCGAGAGCCGGTAGCACGGGCCACCGACTTGACCATCTTCTTGACGACCGTCGCCATCACCTGGTCTTGGTTGAAGCTCTCAACCATCAACCGGTGATGCAGGTAATGCATGAGTTGATGCATGGTTTTCTCCTTGGGTTAATGAAGGCAAGACCCGCCTCCGGTAGGAAGGCGGGGCGAAGCCGGGCTTTTGTGTACAACTAACTGGCAAATGCCAAACACAGCGTGTAGAATTGTTGATAATGTAGGGATAAAAGTGCAGATGTTGTGCATTGCTAATCCCTCACGGCAAAGGCAAACGCGTCGACTGGCCGGTGATGTCCACGAATAGGATGTCCCGCACCTTCTGAAGGACGTCGTCCGAATGCCCGCCGACATGCCAATTCATGACGAGCTCGACCGAACTGCCGTACTCGCCCATGTATGCGCGACTGTTCTTCCAGTTGTAGATCGTCGCCACCTCACCGCTGGTGAACTTGATGTGCCACTCGGCCTCGGTCTTGTAGCCATCGCCGGGTAAGGGTTTACCCAGGATCTCGACCAGCCGGTCATATGAGAGGCTGAGGTTGCCGACGTACGAGGTACCGTTGATGTCCACTTCACCGTACTCGTTGTGGGTGCAGTACTTCATTGCATCCCTCCGTACTGGCGGGCGTTGGAGTTGATAGTCTCGAAGAACCGATCGGTCCAAGACTGGATCTCTTTGGCATCTTCAAGGTCCATCCCACGTGCATCGCACAGCTCCGCCATGACCATGGATGTGACGTGAGCGATCGCATACTTAGCTGCGGCAAGGTTCTCTGAATCGAGCTGCTCTGCCATACGCACAGTGATGTGGTTGAGCGATGTCATTGAGACGTAGATCTTGAGCACGTCACAGAACGTCTGACCCTTGACTGACCGGATTGAGGTGATCATCTCCTCTAGGTCTTTCATTGTTTTATCGAGCATTGTGTAGTTCCTTGTTGTTGAATGTTGCACGGAAAGATGTATCCGCTGTGCAGGGTTCTGACCAGGGATCGTAGTCTTCGAGGTCCTTGGCCATCAGCAAGCGGTCCTCTTCCTCGAACTCGGGGGATGGGTGTTGCGCCGCCAGCTGAGAGTAGAGATAGCTGATGGTGCGAAGCACATCGTCTCGGTCGGATAGATCGATAGTGAGGATGCGCTTCATACACAATCCTTTGGCAGAGGCAGCTTGGTGTTGCCGATCTTGACTGGGCGCTTGCTTGCCCAGCGTGAGTCGGATCGCCGGGTGAAGATGAACTCGTAGACCATCAGCTCATCGCCCTGATATCCAGGCGTGTCGTGGTTGGGTGAGCGTATCGCCCGCCCCGGTGCACAGTGGTTGAAGATGAGACGCTCCCTCTCCAGTTGCTCGAGGAAGTCCTCAAGCTCACAAGAGGCGAAGTCAACTTCGTCTGCGTCCAGCCCGTCAACAAAGTGATCTTTCCACTCAGTGGGCAAGAAGTACGAGACAGTTTTATTGCTCATGGTGAATCTCCTTCACGGAAATATGGGATCTGTGGTCGATCCCTGGTTAAAAAAAAACTAGCAACCGAGGGGCGTAAACCCCCCGGTCGCTACGCTCTTACTGCTGAGTGCGCTTCTCGAACTGGTCGGCGATGGCCTTGATGAAGGCATCTTTTGCCGCCTCGGTACCCGTCTCACGCAGGGACTTCAGCTGCTTGAGAACGAACACCTGCCACTCGGCCTCGCGGCTGGAGCGGGCATAGAACGGACGTGCATTGAGCAGATCCAGCATGGCAATCATCTTGCCGTCTGGGTTAGCCGCACGACCGATGGCGCCGGAAGCGTGCCAAGCAGACTTGACCGGATCCTTGACGCCGATAGCGGTGAGGACGGGGTTGAGCTTAGCCACCAGGTCTTTCTGACGATCGGAGGCTTCTTTACGGGCAACGGTAACAGTCATGGTGATACTCCTTCAAAGGTTAGATAAGGGAAAAGAGGCAACGACCCGCCTCGTAAGAGGGCGGGGCGGGGCCGTCACAGGTCAGAGGAAAGCAGGAAGCAGAGACAGGACGCCGAGGAAGCGGCAAGGCCAAGAGCAATGCACAGACCCCAGACAAAGCCGGGAAGGATCCAAGCATCGATAAGGATGGCGGAAACGCCGGCAGCTACCAAGAACAGGAAGGCGATCCACATGAGCGTCATCCCAATAAGCTGGTAACGACGAACAGTAGAGGAACGACGAATAAAGGTGGTGTTACGCATGACGCTTCTCCCAAGTAGAGGTAAGAGGATTAAAACCAGCACGACGTAGAGATTGATAGGTAGTCCAGCCATGAGGCTGAAACCGCTTCTCAGATGCATGAGCAAGATAGAGCTGATAGTCAGCCCAGAAGAGAGGTACAGAACAAGACATGGGATGCTCCTAGTCAGATGTAAGAAACGCTTATGTATCAAGACGTATACATAAGCACCAACGGACGCTAGCCAACTCTCAGAGAGCAAGCGTGTCGCCCAAAGGGCCGGCACGCGACGCTCTGACGGCACAGAACTGACACAGAGTCCGTGGGAAGCCTTGATCTAGCTAGGAGTCCTACTGATTACGAGTCGCTCGGTAGCCCTCGAGAGGCTAATCGGTGGGGGTAGACCCCTCCCCATATGGACGTACCGATGTGCACCACGGGGGTATGAGGCTCCAGCGGTATCCGTCCCACACACACAGTCGTCCACTCCTCCCCCCATGGACCCAATCGCCCCTACCCCCCGGGGTATAAAGGAACACCCGTCATGAATGACTATGGATTTCTCACCAAAGTTAGTAAGCGCTACCAGGAACTCATGGATGCGATCGGGAACTGGTGGGCCTTGCCTTACGAGATGGCGGCTTCGGCCCAGCGCAAACTGATGGACGCTTGGTCCAAGATGGGGAAATGACGATGGGGTACACAAAGCCCGATCTGCGAGAGCGGATCAAGGATCGAATCATGAAAGGCTCCAAGGGTGGTGACCCTGGGGAGTGGTCAGCCAGGAAGGCTCAGCTGCTAGCGCAGGAGTATGAGAAGTCTGGTGGTGGGTACAGCGGGAAGAAGAACGCGTCCCAAGAGTCTTTGTCCAAATGGACCAAAGAGAAGTGGCGCACTTCGGATGGGAAGCCCTCTGAGGGGAAGAAGCGCTACCTGCCTGAGAAAGCCTGGTCGGCGTTGTCTGCTTCTGAGAAAGCGGCCACTAACAAAGCCAAGGCTGAGGGCAACAAGCAGGGCAAGCAGTTTGTGAAGCAGCCCGCCAATATTGCAAAGAAGACGTCCAAGTACAGATGAGAAGACAGGAACTAGAGAAGATCCTTCGCTCTTACGAGCCGATGAAACACGTGAACGTGGATTGGCCGGATGCCCTCAAGCATTCCCTGCATCCCACCCTGTACGTGATCAACGGGGTGGTGAACGTCCGGGGTGAACCTCACGCCTACGAGCTCGAGGTCGACGGCCGTGCCTTTGGCGACCAGTCTGATGTGGAGCTGCTGGTCAAGGCGCTCCTCAGTTCGTTTGAGAAAGCCGAGCGGTTGACAGAACAATAAGCACAGCTTATCATTGCAAACTGAAAGTTAAGTTTTCAATTTGCAGGGATACGCATGGTGACTACCTCTGCTGCGCCGGGAGTTTTCTTCGAAGTTTTCGCCCGGCGTAGTCACCAGCCGCATACCTGAGACCCCAGCCGGCGGTGGGGATGAATAACACCGGCAGTGAAGGCGCCCATCTCCTTCGCCCCACAAGGGCAAACAAATTGGACGTGACTTCACGATTTACCCCCCACGCCTAGAACCTGGCAAGGCCGGGTGCTGGCCCCGAAGCGGGGCGCTGCGCACCACGGGGGGACCTACACCAGCCCACCCACGTCGAAAGGCGGGGTGGGTTTTTCTTTTGGGAAAGACTATGGCAGCTCGAATCAGAAAAATACGTCATGACGACCAGACTCGTCTGAAGATCAAGGTTGCCCAGCTGATCAACCGCCTCACGGCACACGCAGCTGGGGAGGTAGAACTCTCTTCCACGCAAGTGCGTGCGATCGAGGTCCTGCTCAGGAAAGCCCTTCCCGATCTGTCAGACGTTCGTGTGGATACCGAGTCCGCACCGATCACCTTCAATTTCGATTTGAACAAAAAGAACTAATTGGAAGTCATCAAGTACTCGCCCCCGGGTAAGAACGCCCGGGCATTCCACAACAGCAACGCATTCGTTCGTGGCCTGATGGGGCCGGTCGGATCAGGCAAGTCCTCATCCTGCTGTGTGGAGATCGTGGCCAGGGCCCTGAGGCAGGAACCCTCCCAGGATGGGATACGGCGCTCTCGCTGGCTCATCACCCGGAACACCTACCCGGAACTCAAGTCGACCACCATCAAGACCTGGCAGACCTGGTTCCCTGAGAACGTGGCGCCCATGAAGTGGGATGCGCCCATCACCTCCACGATGAACATCCGGGATATCGGGGACGGTACCGGCCTGGAGCTCGAGGTGATGTTCATGGCCCTAGACCGGCCGACCGAGACCGGGAAACTGAGATCGCTGGAGTTGACCGGTGCCTGGATGAATGAGGCGTCTGAGCAGCCCAAGGAGATCTTTGACATGCTCACCCAGCGGGTCGGGCGCTTCCCCTCCAAGCTGCAGGGTGGCCCGAGCTGGAACGGCATCATCCTGGATACCAACCCGCCGGACGACGACCACTGGTACTACAAGCTCGCTGAAGAGGAGCGCCCCAAGGAGTGGGAGTTCTTCCGTCAGCCTGGCGGTCTACTCAAGCATGTCGACGGCGAGGCCGTCCAGTTCGAACCCAACCCCGACGCAGAGAACGTGATGAACCTGCCGGGTGGGTACAACTACTACATGCAGCAGATTCCCTCCAAGACGGAGGACTGGATCAACGTCTTCCTACTGGGGAGCTACGGATCCACGGCGGACGGCAAGCCCGTCTACCCAGAGTTCAAGGACAAGGTGCACACCCTGCCAGATGACGTCGAGGCCGAGCGTGGCCTGCCGATCGTCCTGGGGTGGGACTTTGGCCTTACCCCCGCTTGTGTGTTGCTACAGGTAACAGCAAGAGGAAAGATTGTCATCATTGATGAATTCGTCTCAGAAGACATGGGCATCCGGCAGTTCGCCAACGACGTGGTCAAGCCCGTCCTTCTGAACAAGTACGCAGGCTTTCAGATCATTTCTGCTGGCGACCCTGCGGGGAACATCCGGGCCCAGACGGATGAGCGCACCTGTCTACAGGAGCTGCTCGAGGCCGGGATCGCTACCGAGCCAGCATCGACCAACGACTTCGTTATCCGTCGTGAGGCCGTGGCTTTCTTCCTGAACAAGATGTCAGACGGAGAGCCTGCCTTCGCAATCAATCCCCGTTGCACGACCCTGAGAAAGGGCTTCAACGGGCGCTTTAAGTTTGAGCGGCTGAAGACCTCTGGTCCCGCACGTTTCAAGGACAGGCCCCTGAAAGACGAGTACTCGCACATCCATGATGCGCTTCAGTACGCCTGTATGAAAGTACGCGCTGGCACCACCCCGGTTCGAGCAAAGCCGATCGTTAAGAAATCCGCGAAAGGGTGGACATGAGCATTCTGGTCAACAAGGGAGTCTCGGAAGTCGACGTCCGTATGGAAGCCAAGATGGAGGAGAACGATCCTCTGGAAAGCAACCTGACGTCGTACGTCCGTAAGTGCTGGGCCGAAGCCAAGACGGCAAAGCGGGAAGTCATTGAGCGTTTGCTGCGTTGCGAAAGACAACGTCGTGGCGTCTATGACCCCGACCGTGAGGCTGAGATCAAGCGCACGGGTGGTTCCGACATTTTCATGATGCTGACCGACGTCAAGTGCCGAGCTGCCGAGTCCTGGATTCAGGACGTCATGTTGAACCAGCAAGAGCGTGTCTTTGAGCTCAAGCCGTCCAAGGAGCCGTCCCTGCCCAAAGAGATGCAGATGGCCATCGTGGACCTGGTCAAGCGTGAGGCTGAGGAGTTTGTATCCCAGGGCGAGCAGATCCATCCTGAGACGTTCCGCGCCCGGATGGAGGAGGTACATGAGACCACCCTGCATCGGATCCGTGAGGAGGCCGCTGACGCAGCCAGACGGATGGGGGACAAGATCTCCGACCAGCTGGACG